ATTGCTTTTTCTTTCTCTTCTTTATCTGAAGTAATATCGCTATATATCTTTTTTTGATCTAAATATATTTGATGTTTCAAGTTAATTTTATCTGCTCTTTTATCTATTATTTCAATACGATTATCTTCTTCCCACGCTTTAATATCTTGGTCTTTAATTACTATTTTATACCAGTCATAAAATGTATGTTTATAAACGCCTTTAAAGTCTTTTTTACATTCTTTTATTATTTCAGTTTCATTTAATCCTTTCCTGATTAATTCTTTCATGTATTCCATACATGATTCTCTATTCGGATTTATATTTACCATTTAAAAACATCCTTTATATTCAACAATGTGTTTTTTATATTCTTGATAAATATCATCTTTACAATCTTTAAATCTTAAATTATTTCTTTCATCTTCATCACATAGTCCATTATCTCTATATATTTTTACATTAGGATTCATATATTCTATGATCCCTTCTAATTCATACAAAGTACCTTCTAAATATTTTTTAGTACCACGTTCAATACTTAAATCATGTAAATAATCTAATAAACCCGCATTAATTAGTTTTTGTCCACAATTCCAGTATGGTACTGGGTTATTTGATCCAAAATCTCTTAACAAATGTCTAAATGTATAGTTATGCCACCAACAATGAATCCACTTTCTAAATGGATATGTTTTATTACATGTAGGACAATAATAACTTTTTTCATTTACTTTTAAACCTACATTAATTTTAAATTCATCTTCAGATTTACCTGAATACATACATTTTTTGCATGTTTTTTCATAAAAATAATCTTTCATTTTCTACCTACATATCTAGGGTTAACTTTTAAATGATATGGATTATATTTTTTTACTTGTTTATATATATCTAAGATAGATTCTCTTTCATTCTGATTAAATAAATTATCTTTATATAAATCAAAATTTACTATCTCATCAAGTGCTAAAAATAATGCACTTGCATCTTTTTCTTGTAATTTAAGATTCATTTTTAGACTCCATATGTTTTTTGTATGATTCTTCAAGAATTTCATTCAATTCTTTACCAGTTAAGACAACAAATCCATTGATTAAATCTTTATCAATGTATTTATATTTTTGTTTTGGATTTAATTTCATAATTAACCTCTATTTAACTTGACTTGTTTATCTAAATATTTATTTAACTCTTTTTCTTTTAATGGATTCCAATAAAGATTAAATTGCCAACTTGTATAGCTAGGTAAATTTCTTATAGGATGTTGTTCAAATTTTTCTATAACCTGATATTGAACTTCTTTATTGTATTTAGCTTTATAAGCTTTACAAAATAAACTCATATCACAATCTTCTTCTAAGAAAATTGATTCAATAGTTTTATTGATATATGAAAATTCAGAAATATCATTCTGAATATTTAAGTCAGTTATATCTTTATAACTAACCTCTAACCACCCATGAGCAGCATCATTATGCTTTGTAAATAGTTTATTCATACTTCACTCCATAGTTTTGAATGTGCGATATACCAAAGAATATTTTTTAACTTCTTTATCTCTTTTTTATTTAGTCTTAAATCTATCTCACCTATACACTTAGGTAGTAATTTATGATTCATAACTAAATATCCCGCAGAATCATAAATTTCAGAATAAATCTCTTCTTTATTAGATTCATTCATTGTTTTTGGTTTTTGATTTTCGCCTTTAATAGGCTTTAATTCTTTCATGGTTAAGATTTGAAGTATAAACTATTAGAATTATATCAGTATATTAGTTTATATTGCAAGTTATTTATTAATAAAACATAAAAAAAGAGACTTTTTTAAGTCTCTTAAAATTCTTTTTTATTAACTATAAAATAGTGATAATCGTGGTCATATCCTATTGCTAGCACTTCCAGGTTATCGTTATATTCTTTTAGTTCCCACTCTTTAAGCAATGCTAAACAAGCATTATAATAATTATCTATTGCGTCTAGATCAGTATTCCATCTAATACATTTACTATAAGTCTTGTTACTGTCTCTTTTATGGCTTGCTTTTGCCATTGCATCCCTTTTATTTTGATAAGGTAAGTATTTTGTTTTGATAATCATACCTTTTATTTTTGTTTTAAAAAAAATACTGTCTTTGTTCATTTGATTAACAGCTCCATACTTAATTCATTTACTAATTGACTAGCTAAATTTAAATCTTTTATTCCTTTATTTAATTTCATATCTTTGATAGTTATATACTTATAAAAATTAAAATCTTTATTAATTAATTCATTCTTATGATTAAAACATTTATAATTTTTATACTTAGTTAAAAAATAATATAACTTTTCTTCGCTGATAATATCATCATTCTGTCCTTTCGCTCTAATTTCATAATATGGATAATATCTTTTATATCTTTTAGGCTCTATAAATGTAAAATAAATTTTATTTAAAATTTTATAGTTATATTTTTTTATAACTACAATTTGAAGATTATTTTCTTCAAAAATAATTTTACTTATATTCATTTTATAACCTCCTTTATTTTCATATTCTCTTCAATTCTCATAAGTGCCATATTTGCTTTATGCTGACTAACCATAAAACCACCATTATCATGTTCTAATTTATCCAAATACATTAATGCTCTATGATAAGTATTAAATGTATGCTCGCACGTTCTAATACAATTTACTTTACAGTTAACAGTCACATATCTAATTTTAAAAACTCTATTCTTTTCATCATATTTTATTTCATGTTCCCTTATTCTCTCATATTTCAAGATCTCACTTGTAATGAAATAAGTACAATCTTTTAAAACTTTCACATCTTTGTAAATTATAGATTTAAAATCATCTATAGTTTTTTTATTAAAGAATAATGGATATTCTTTTTTTATCTTACTTATACTTGTAAGATGATTTTTTTTAATAGTCACAATAAATTTAATTTGTAAGATTTTTAATAAATTAATCTAAATAAATAGATCAATTTTTTAAACCTAATAAATACTAGGCTTAAAGAATTAATTAATTTAAAAAGTTAGATTTTCTAATTCTTCTATCGCTTTTTTTGATTCGTACTTTTTTAAAATCTCTTTTTTTAAACTTATAAAAGTTTGTAAATGTTGTAAACTTTCTATATTTTCTAAAACTTCAGCTACTTCAGCATCTAATAAAAATAATTTAACTTGTATCATTTTAAAGACCTCGAATTAATAAAACTTTCCTAGCCTGGACTTGTTGAAATTTACTACCCTTAGTCAATAAATACTCACAAGCCGAATTATCATTATTATTTACACACTGGTTCAAAGTTGATCTGTTAAGACCTGATCCAATAGAACTTATTAACCCTATTGATCCAATTGATAGAAATAAAAATAGGTTTCGCATGATGGTAAGATTTGAATAATTTTCTTTTTTAAAGCTTAACTATACTCATGAAATAAAATTTACTGAATACTGTTTCTATAATTTGAGAATAAAGTAGGCTCAATATTGAAAGTAGTATTAGGTAGTAAATAAATTAGAGATAGCTATGCTTAATTATTATTGTATCAAATATAAACTTATTTGTATAGCATAATTTTATACTTCTTATTATATCATATTACATGACATCATATAGATATTTTTGTTATATTATTAATAGTTAAATCTTACAAATGACTAACTTAAACTACATCAAAACTAAAACAAAATTTCAAGTTGTTTTTATTGGTGATACTTCAACTGATCCTTATGTTGTTGGTACTTATTCTACAAGGATGAGAGCAAGCAACAAATCAACAAAACTTGATAATGAATATGGAGCTTATAGGTACTCTGTTAAAGCTGTGGAGGTATCTGTATAATGTTTATTAACAAAGATTTTAGTGACGACTGCAGAGGCTTCAGCATAGAAACATTAGATACTGAAGTTGATGATGTTTTTCAGATAGATGATTATCAAGTTACTCAGCTAAGGTTACAAGGCTATTTGAGACACTTGCGAGCTAGTGATATCTATTATTACCCAGGTCATAATAAAGTGTCTTACACGTACGTATGTGACCTGTAAAGAGCTAATCTAAAATTTTATTAAATCTATTTTTTGTAGCTATGGGGGTGTAGTTGCAAAATTTTGACCACGACATATACACACGGGGAACTTAAATATATTTCGTTTAATTTTTTGGTTCTACACGAATTGATAATTCAGGAGCTTGAATGTTGACTGTTTCTACGGATTCGCCAATTACTTTACCGAGTGAGTCTAGGATTTGTGCTGCTGTTTGAAGTTGACCTTTTTTAACTGCTTTGTTGAAAAGGCGGATTCTCATGGCTTGAAGGCGAGGTAAGAGTGTTTCTCTATCTTTTTCCCAATCTTCCTTGTTCCATTGTTTAACTTTTTTCCAATCTTGCCAGGCTGTTACTTCTGAGATGCCTTCAATTTTTGAATGTTCTAGTACGAGGGCACGGGTTGTTTTACCTTCGAGTTGGCGAGAGTATAGACGTTGGGATCGAAGTTGTACGTTTTGACAAGAAGTACGAGTGCGAAAGTTAATATTTCTTTTAGGTTTAGATTCTTCTAATGGTTGATCGGCAGGAAATGTAGATGAAACCACGGTATTTTTGAGTGTATTTAAGTGAATGATAACTTAAAAGTATGTTAATAGGCTATAAATAGGGGGTATGAGTTGTATTTTTTGTTAATTTAATGGTTGTGAGTGGCGAAAAAAAGAATGAAATAAGTTTGCGGTATGCACAGGGAGAGGTATTTAATAGTGATAAGAGATTTAGGGTGCTTGTAGCTGGAAGAAGATTTGGTAAGAGTTATTTATCTTGTATTGAGCTATTGAGAGGAGCTATTAACAGGCCGAATGAGGTTTATTTCTATTGTGCACCTACATATAGGATGGCAAAGGATATTGCGTGGAAGGAATTGAAGAGATTGACACCTAGAACGTGGGTTAAAAGTAAGAATGAGACAGATTTGAGACTGGATTTGATTAATGGATCGAGTATTGAGCTTAAGGGTACTGAAAATGCAATGGCGTTGAGAGGTAGGAGCTTGGCGGGTGTTGTTTTGGATGAGGCAGCATTTATGGATAGAGATGTGTGGGCTGAAGTGATAAGACCTGCATTAGCAGACAAGCAAGGTTGGGCACTGTTTATTTCTACTCCTGATGGTACTGCCAGTTGGTTTTATGATATGTGGTGTTTCTGTGGTGAAAAGGAATGGGATGATTGGGGAAGATGGAGTTTTACAACAGTGGAGGGGGGTAATGTAGCGAAAGAGGAGGTTGAGGCAGCCAGGGGGCAATTAGATGCAAGAACTTTTAGACAGGAATTTGAGGCAAGTTTTGAGAATCTTACTGGATTGGTGGCTGTTAGTTTTGCTGATGAGAATATTGATAAGGAGGTTGCAGATTTACATATGCTTCCCTTGTTAATTGGGCTGGATTTTAACGTTGACCCTATGGCAGGAATCTGTGCGGTGAAGCATAATGATACGCTTTATGTTTTTGACGAGATCATGCTTACAGGAGGTGCTACCACATGGGACTTTGCAGAGGAGGTTACTAGAAGGTATGGGGTTGATCGTAGAATTATTGCTTGTCCAGACCCTACGGGAAGTGCAAGAAAGACGAGTGGAGTGGGTGTGACAGATCATACGATACTTAGAAGATCTGGTTTTACTGTTATGAGCCCTAGAAGCCCTTGGAAGATCAGAGATAAGATCACTGCTGTTAATACTGCTCTGTTTGACGCTAATGGCGATAGAAGGACGCTAATACACCCTCGTTGTAAAGAATTGATAAAAGCACTTAGGACATTAACTTATGCACCTAATACAGGTTTACCTAATAAGAATCTGGGAGTGGACCATGCGTTTGATGCTTTTGGTTATCTTTGTCTACAGCAGTTTAATTTAGCGAAACCTGAGACATTAGGGCAGACTGCGTTTAGAATATATTAAGAGACTTTTTGCTTATGCCTTACCATTACGGAATGTCAACAACAAAAAAGAAAAAGAAAAAAAAGAAAAAAAGTAGTAAAAAGCGTTGCTCCTGCGGAATGTAATTATGACTAAATTATGTCCTAGAGGTATAGCTGCTGCTAAGAAAAAATATAAAGTATATCCATCAGCTTATGCTAATGGTTATGCAGTGCAGGTCTGTAAAGGGATGATGCCAGATGTAAATGATAAGAAAGAAGTTTCACCTGGTTATACTAAAGGCAAAAAACGTACTGTCACTAAAAAACGCACTGCTACCAAAAAACGTACAACAACAAAGAGAAAACGTGCCACAAAGAAGAAAAAGTAGTCCTAATCCAAGAGCCAAAGGTGGTTTAGATCGTTGGTTTAAGGAAAATTGGGTTGATATAAAGACGGGTAAACCTTGTGGACGTAAAAAAGGTGAGGATCGTGGCTATCCTGCCTGTCGACCAAGTAAACGTGTATCAAGTAAGACACCTAAGACTGTAGGGGAGATGACGAAAAGTGAGAAAGAAAGGTTTAAACGTGAAAAAACTGGTAAAAAGAAGATAACCTATCAACATAGGCGTAAAAAAACTACTAAAAGGAGTAAA